CTTCGATGTAACTGAAGACACACAGGCGCGTAGTGCAGAGGGGTCCTTCTCATTTACTTATGATGAAAATCTGAGTATGAAGGTAGAAGGCAAAGCTACAATCCTCTATACGGTTGAGAACCCCGTTAGAGATTGGAACTTTCGCCTAGGTTTAAGGGCTAAGGATCTGCCCACGGTTGTATGGCAAATTATGCCGTATAGCTTTATGGTCGATCGTCTGTTAGATGTAAGCTCCTTTAGTAAGGGGGTGATGAATCTGGCAGATCCACGCGTTAAGATACTAAGTGCGTGCTACCGTCGGAAGGTCTGGAAAGAGTATAACATCACTCTGACTGGCCGTAACGATAGTAAATCCACTATCTATTCCGGGGATACACTGAACAATACCGAGTTTCGGTATGAACGTGTCCCGTGGAATCCAACTCTGAGCGATACCCTACCTAGCTTTACGCCGGGAAACGTTATCGATTCAGCCACTAAAATAACGGACCTTGTCTCATTAGTTTTGAACAAGTTCAATCCGTTTTACAAAGCAGGTATAATCTAATGACTATAGCAAGCTCTACCGTCCTTGTTGACGGTACCGTAGCAATTACTGCGGGTACTAGTACTACGTTCAAGACCAAGGTTGCGGACGGACAAAATCACAGCGTCTACTTAGACGACGGATCAGCTCTTATCGATCTGACCACTGCGAAATTTACCGTCTCTGACCATCAGGCCTCGACTAGTGCACCTGGAGGCTACACACAGGCTCGTCGTAAATGTCGTATCTACATTCCCAGAACTTTGGTGAATGGCGATCGTACAGTCGAGACGATTTACATTGAGCAAGCGACTGCACCCGAAACTTCGGAAGCAGACAAGCTGTCAATGCGTGTGTTAGCGTGCGGTATTTTAACCGACTCTGATTTCCAGGAATTCTGGGATGACGGGTCTGCCGCCTAAGGTAGGATCCGAGAGATGTTTCCGGATCCCTTGTGGATAACTCTAAGGGTAGTATTTATTGTGTCAGCGCTGCTTCTGTCGGTGAAAGTTTCCGACGTGGCTTGCTGGCCCTTCTGCTCTGAGGAAGAGGTTCAGATCGAAAGTCGATCTGCGCCCTAGCTCCACTCGTAGTACCACTCCATTCTTAGTTTAACCTCCTATTCTGGAGAAGCTAAGGTACCATCTTTTACATAACTGGAGATATTCCAATGCAAAAAGACAAGCAGAAAATTAAAAAGGCTACACGCTCTTTTAACCCTGATGTTGTCGCAACAGCGGTGCACCAGGCAATTGAACGAGATTTCAGAGAGGCTCAACATGTGTATTGCCTCAATGATGACGTAACGCTTTACGCGTTTAACCGTCAGGTCAATGAACTCCTAAAAAAGTTTACACCTTCTACTGTTGATCCGAAAACCCTTGATGATAAGACCTATGCGAAATTTGCGGCGGTCAATCTTCACATGTCTGCGGTGAGAGAAAAGCTTGTAACTTCTTTTCCAGTACCCGGCAGTAAGATTTCAAGGGCGATGTCAGATGTGGACAAAATCCACATTCGGGCTAGGTCGTTAATGCACAATGTGCTCAGTAGTTTTACGGTAGATGAATGGTTCACGGAATGTAAAAACTCCGTGGGCTCGAGTCTGGGTGTACCCTATATGGATACTAGCCCGGAACAAAAGTTCACTCTGCCTATGACGGGGACTAAATACGCCATAGAACTCTTCACTCAATACCTACGTTGGGATAATTCTCTTCTCAACGCTATACAGGAAATGAACAATCTTCCTGTACAAACGTGTCAAAACTTCGACGCGTGGTTTACAGTGATCGAGTCGTCTCGTGCTACAACAGTCCCAAAGAATGCCTCCATTAATCGCTTTATTGCCATTGAAGGAACCTGCAATATGTTTTTACAGCAGGGACTAATGATGATGATGTACAAGCGCATGAAAAAGGTAGGCTTAGACGTAGCGATTTTACCCGAACTACACAAGAAACTAGCTATGTGGTCCTCGATAACAATGCAAAATGCAACGTTAGACTGGTCTTCGGCAAGCGATTGTGGTTCAACTGAGCTGTATGGGTGGTTAATACCTCCTAGATGGTTTAGGTACTGTTCACTAACCAGAACGACCTCCACTGAAATTAGTGGGGAAAAAGTCGAACTGAATATGTTCAGTACAATGGGCAATGCGGTTACTTTTCCGCTTGA